CTTTATTAATTCCATTAGATATTAAAGCGATGCAGCAGGGAGCTTTGCAAAGCAAAAGTAATGATTTTAACTTTTTTTACTTAACATTCTATCAAAACCTAGCAGGGCATTTACCAATTGAGTGGGGAGATGAATGGAGCTTTGTTTTTGAGTTTATCAGAGAGCCAGGCTTATAAAGGTTGATTTAATATGCTTACACTTAACTCGCTATCAATAAATCTTAAATCACTTCGCATTACGGCAAGCCAAGAGCTTGCCAGCGAAGACGCTAGCGGCCAATCATCAAGTACTGATCAGGCTGAAACCGGTATTAAGGCTAAAACGTTGGCTGTTAGTGGCTTTTTACCCTTCACTATGGCTGATAACTTGGCCGATTTGTTTGATTTAGCTGAAGCGACTGAGGGCGGAGCGCGGGTTATTTATCGTATAAGTAATCGCACTGCAAATACGCTGGGTGTTAAGCAAGTGCGTTTTAGCAGTAAAATTGAAGCTGTTGAGCAAGAAACGACCCGTCAATGGGCGGTGAGTTTTACGCTTAGTGAGTGCAGATCGGTGCCCGAAAAAGTAGAGGAACGCGCTCCCCAAGCACAAGCTAATCAGCAAGGCGGTGAAAGCGAAGTGCAATACGCTAATTTACAACAGCACCTTCAAGATAACTTTGCAAAACTGAGAACTGCATAATGGCCACCGCTAATGCTCGTTTTATTGCTCGCGCTCATATCAATAGTAAAAAAGTTGATATGAAAGATCACTGGGTTGTGCTGAAGGCATCAACGCCAGGCAATTGCCAAATAACCGTTAACCAAAGTGTGGCTAAGTTAGCGCCGGTTGCGGTTGATTTAGGTTGGGGCGATATGGTTGACCGCGTATTTAACGGCTATGTTGAGCGTGTGCTACCTGCAGTTAATGGCTGGTATACGCTTTTTTGCCGCGAGTGGTCGGCATCACTCGCTTACAATTTAACGGTGATGCTGCGCCATCCAAATATGCGCCAAGTGCTTGGAGAAATCACAGCACAAACGGGCGTTGAGTTTGTAATACCCAATAAAGCCTATGCTGATACGGCCATACCGTGTTTTTACTCTGATAGTTCAGGCTATGCCATGTTGAACAACATAGGCCGCGCGTTCCGCATTGCTGATTTTGTGTGGTATCAACAAGGTAACGGCAAAGTGTTTGTGGGCAGTTATGCCGACTCATTTTGGTTCGACAAACCTGTGACCATCGCAAAAGAACTCATGACCGATCATCAAGCTGGCAAAACCGCAAAAATGCCAGCCGCCCCAATGATACGCCCAAACGTAACCGCGAATGATGAACGTATAACCGCTGTTGAGTTTCAAGGCACAAACATGCAAATAAGTTGGTAACAATGGAAAAAGCAATATTAAGAATTGTGCGCCGGTTGTTTCCAGAACTAACCGGCCAATTACATTTACCGCGATGGGGTAGAGTAGTCGCTTTGCCAGAACTACCGGCCATCGATGGCGAACGTGGCAGCGATGCGTTTTATCCTCGCTATGCGGTAAACGTTCAGCTAATTGACGAAAACGGAACAGACACCAAATCAAAACCACTTCAAGCCGTGCCCCTTCCATTACCTGGTGCAGGCGATAAAGCAGGCCGACTAGAACCGCCGGCTATTAATTCTATTGTAGAGATTGGCTTTGCCTACGGCCGAGCCGATAAACCATTCATTAGAACTGTATTGCCCTTTGGTTGGGATTTACCCGCAATCAGAGAGGGTGAAACCCGTACCCAAGTACGTGATGGTGTATACCAACATATTGATGAACACGGCAACTTTGAAAACAAAACAGATGAATCATTAAAAGAAATCATCGGCAAATTAGCCGACCTACAATGCGAAACCCGCAAAGTTATAGCCAGCAAAGAACAAGAATATAAGAGCCCTAAAACGTGGGTAGGTAGCGAAAGCGAGAATGTACTTAAATTACTTTCAGAGCTAATGGCAACAGTAAAAGGTATAGCAACAGAGTGCGCAACCCATAAGCACACAACTACAATGCCCCCGCCGATAACCGCCGCAGTATTTACAAGCAAAGCAAGTGAAGCAGCAGCCCAAAAATCTAGGCTAGACCCAATAACAAAGTAATACACAAGCCACTCAAACAAGCCCAGCATCACGCTGGGCTTTTTAGTGCCCGTCACTGCTGCAGTAAAGTTAATGCCGTCTATGTTGGCCAGCGATGTTCTAGCCACGGAAACTAGGCCCACACAGAATGTATGCCACGAAATCCGCACTTTTCCTCACCCTCCTGCGCGCTCTTTATCGTTATTTTTTTACAGTTTTAAAGTACTACATTTAAAGCGCCAGCCAGCGCCCTATATAAGGTTCTTAGCAGATCAAAGATCTGAAAAGATCGAAACTAATTTCACTGTTTTACAGTTTAACCGCCTGTAATTTATAAGAAATAAAACAAAATAGAATTACTAAACAATAACTTAGATCGTTTGCGTGAGATTTTAAAGATCAAAGGGTTTTTAAAGGTTTATTAAAAGGCATTATAAAACAGCAACTTAAACAAAAACAAAACTGAAATTTAAAAACTTGTTTATTTCAAGAGAAGTGAGTAACTTAGTATGTTAATTCATCATATTTAAAAAGGAATTTTAATGAATCCGCTTGACCCATTTAATATGAGTGCAAACATCCCAACGTCTGAGTTCTTTGCACCGCCTCCAATACCAAAAAATTACAATTTAGCTTCAGAGTTTCATCACAGATTAATTACTTGGATAAATGATTTCCATCGAGATTTAGATGATGAGCATGAGGTTGGTGCGCAGTTAGTTAATTTTGGGCAATCTATTACATTTCATATTGAAGATATAGGATATTGGGACCCATCATTAATTTCATTCATCGGAAAGAATGAGAATGGGGAAACAATAAAACTTGTACAACATGTTTCACAAATAAGTATTTTATTAATAGGATTAAAAAGAACTAATTTAGATCAACCTAAAAGACCAATAGGTTTTGCTAGCTGGGAAGAATACGACACAGAAATAAAAGATTAATTTAAATTAGTCCCTAAACTTGTCATGCAATTTATGCGGGAATAATTGCGTATAAACTTGCCACAAGATATTTAAATTACGGTGGCCTGTAACTTGGGCCACTTCTTCAATTGAATAACCTTTTTCAAACAGCCGGCTAGCACCTTCACGGCGTAAATCGTGATAGCGTAAATCTTCAATGCCCAGCGCATTGCGCACCCGCTGAAAACCTGCAGTAACCGATCTTGAATTATACGGAAATATTAATTCGTCATTTCTAGGCTGCTTCATAGCAATATCAAAAGAGCCCGCTAGCAACGGCAAAATCATGTGATTGCCTTCTTTTTTGCGCGGGTCTTTTCTATCACGCACTAAAACAGTTTTGTGATCTTCGTTTAAATCTTCCCAGCGTAGCTTGCACACCTCACCAATACGCATGCAGGTTAAAATACTAAAATCTAAAATATCTAAAAAAGGAATGCGTACTTTGCCGTTTGGCCTATAGTCCATACGTTCCTTTAAACCATCGCGTAATTTATCAAGTTCATTATCGGTAGGGCGTCGGGTTCGCTTTTGGCTTTTGCCCACTAACCCCATTTCAATTAGCACCGGCACCGCATCTTCAAATATTTTATGGTTAGCATCTATATTCCAAACGGGCCCCGCCTTTTTCATAACACTGCGCAAATATGCAATATCATGATAAATAGTGGCAGGCCCCGCACCCGCGCTACGCCTATTTTTACAATGCTCAATTAAATCACTAGTGCGTAACTCGTTTGATAAAACCGCTGCTATATCGCAATCAATCAGCATCTTAATAACAAATTGCTTAGTGCGGCCTGTCGCATTCCATAAATCATGATTTTCAAAATACATGTTCATCAGGGTGCCTAGGGTGACCGCTTGTTTTGTTTCAGTCACCCTCGATTGCTCAATATCGTTAACTTGTTTCTTGCCCCAACTCTCAGCCAACACTCTTTTACTGAATGTTTTACTTTCATTGTGTATAATCTTACCCTTAGATTTCTCGCGTACTACGCACTTATAGCGGTAGTCGCCTGAAGCAAGACGGCGTTTTTCGATATTATATGAAGCCATGATTTAACCCTAAGTTATTGATCAGTCCAACCCCGCAAGGGTGACTATAGGGTGACTGTATATCGAAACTCGCGGCGATTCAAGGCAATTCAAGGCAATTCAGACTATATGAGTAACACACTAAATAAGGGCTATAGCCCAGTAATGGCAAGTAATACAGGGTTTAGGCGCTTTAGCGTGGCACCCATGCTCGATTGGACTGA